TAAACACATAACGGAATTCCTTATTTGTTTCTGATACAGGAACTCGGTACGTCGACTTAGTTGAGATATCTGGGTCCATTGCTTCCAGATAGACGTTCTGTCCATCCCCAGTAACCGCTATACACGGAGCATCGATAATAGACAACGCTTTCATTGTCCTCGCCAAGACATCACTCTTCAGATCAAACTCAACATCTACTTCTTGAATGTTGATCTCTTTGTCTGAAGGTGAGTGGATCAGGTTAGGTGCAGAGAAAGTAAACTTTAGCTTCTCCTTACCTGATCCAATCTCCATGTGAGTATCATTAACAGTAAGTTCGGGATCTTCGAACATCGACACAGCACTTAGGAACTGTGGGATGTCGAAGATGGCAAAGGACTGTGGGATCTCGTTTTCGAGCACAGCCCTCGCCATCACAGACTTAGTAGGTGAGAGAGTCTTAATAACCTGCCCAGGCTTAAAGATCATCCCTTCGTTAATGGAAGCAAAGTTACGTAGGATTTGGATTGTTCGCGCATTAAATTTCATAATATAGTTTCCATTAATAAATGATTACGTTTTCTTCTTTGACTTCTTCAGTTGGCTAGGATCAGCCGTTGCGGAAGCTCCGATAGCTGCAAGGTCGGCAAGTGAACCACCGAACACATACATGCCAACGTGCTGTAGCTGAATCCATGGGCAGAACCAAAGCTTCATACCCGCATTACGAACCCATTGACAGAACATATAGTCTTCTGACAGATAGCGCTTAGTATAATCACGTGAAGGTTCGAAGTCTGGAAGTGCTACGAAGTTAACAATCTCTTCATGAGTTGCCTTTGGATTCTTATTAAGCCAGATCTTCAACTCTTCGTTGATATTAGTGCGCTTATGATCGATGGGGGTATCAAAGAACGCCATGATCTCCCGTGAGCCATCAAAATGCTCGGTACGGACGTGATCTGGCTTATACCACTGCTGAGGATACTTATCTTGGAACTTCTCAAACGTGTTACGACGAATCATCATGAAGCCAGTACCAGCTTCTAGAACTTCGACAGGCTCACCCAATGGAATAGAAGTTACACCACCTGCAGGATTGAAGACGTAGTCGCCTACATACTTCTCTAGCATATTAGGATCTTCGTCAGCGAAGCCCTTGTCCACAGCTGTCTTGATCTTTTCCCATGATATACACTTCTTCGGATAAGGTCCAGCGATAATATCATATTGATCGTCTTCTGCATTCTGAGACTGTAGAGCCATCAGAGCAATAACGTCATTAGCATTGAAGCCAATGTCAGAGTCGATAAACATCAAATGAGTGTCACCCGAACGCATGAACTCGTCAGCGCAGTAGTTACGTGCTCTTGTGATCAACGACTCGTTGAACAGGAAGTAGAACCTTACCTGAATGCCATAGTGAGTGCAGAGTGCACTTAAGTCGGCGATGGAGCGAGCGAACATACCAGCGCACTGACCACCATACATAGGAGTAGCGATAAACAACTTTCGTTCACGTAGCTTCTCAATTGGAACTTGAATTTCAATACCCATTATTATACCTTTACGTTAACTGTAACTGTTGATGCACCGGACATATCCATTACAGCCCCGGTGCGGGCGTATGCAATAGTATTAGAAGAGAGATCTGTGTACATGAGGTTTACTGCTTGAGCATCCATCATGTTTACATTACGCATCTTAGTAGAAGCAAGACCAGATCCCTTTGTGTAGTTAGCAACATCGAAGTTAGCGCCAAGGAAGATGACTTCCCAGCTCTTATCCTGCAATGACTTTACCTTGTCTTTGATCTTAGCCTGTGTGTATTCCTTGGAGGCGTTTTCTTCACCATCAGTAAGGATCACGATAACAGTACGCTCTGAATTGCGCTCGATAGCCCGATCCATAATAGTAGCAGCCGCATCATACAATGGAGTTCCACCACCTGGGTGAAGAACATTGACACTGAGCGGTTCAAAGTATGCAATGCTCTGCCTGTCGGCGATGTCCTCAAGGCGGACCGTCTGACCAAGCTGGCCGTTGTAAGTATCGAAAGCAGTGATAGATACGCTACCCTCAATCTTTTCCTTCTGAAGATTCTTAACGTACTCATTGAGAGAGGTGATAGCTGTCGTCCAGCGCTCTCCTTGCATCGATCCCGAACGGTCGAGCGCAACAAATACTGAAAGACCTTTATTCTTAGCCATGATTATACTTCCTTCTTAGGACGACCACGGCCACGCTTAGCCTCTGGTTCAATTTTAAAAACACCAACCTTAGGAGCCTGTGTAAGCTCTTGTGGAGTAGGATTACTATCTACACTATACTTTTGATCGTGGTCCTTGCCAATGCCATATGAGCCATCATATGACGAAAGAGCTTCTGCATTGAACGATAGATACTGTCCAATGCGAGTGCCAGGACGAATCTTCATAGGACCACACGTGACATGCATCACACCCGCCATAACACCATGATACCCACTATCATAAAGACCACTAGTGAGATAAACGCCGTTACGGTTAAGAGTAGATCGAGTAATAACCCAACCAGCTTCACCTTCTCCGACCGCGATAACATTTTCCATAACAACTTCATAATGACCCTCTACTAAAGTGTAGTATCCATCTGGATCAGGACGAAGTTCAACAGACCCACGGTGAGTCTTTGTATTTTCGTCGATAGTAAATGTGTTTGGTCTGATAAAGAAGACCTTGCCTAAGCGGAGGTCTACTGCGTTGGGCTGTACATCGCCCGATTCAACGTTCGTCAGACTAGAACGCGAATCCGATCCCATAATATGCTTCATATGTTATTTTACCTTATTATCAATATCTTCTTTATCAGGTGCAGCATACATCATCAGAATAATGTAGTGGATTGCCTTAAGAAGATCCTTTTCATTACGTCCACCCTTCTTACCGTAGCGAGCAAGATACTTAATAGCGGTATCTCGAGCTGTGGTTTCGAGTGAGCCTAATGATTCCCAGAAATCAACGGTTTGAATGTCTCCGTTGCCGACATAGTGTTGACCATAGGTTGAGTCAACATAATCCTGGACTTTTGCCAGAACCTCATCTTCCTTGTATTTATACTCCATTACCACACTCCTTCGCATAAAGCGTCAATATAAGCACAATTTTTTTGTGCTCTAGCAATATCATTAGTATCTGACGATTCATAGTTAAAGTCAACTTCTTCTTCATACTTACCGTTAATAAGTCCAGTCGGTGAAGAATCGAACGCAATGCCTCGAAGTCCAGCCCATACAGCTGCACTAGAGTCCCAAGTATCAATATGGAATTGGCTGCACAGCATAATCTCGTTAGGTCCATCGACCATTCCAAGGAAGTGAATCTTCTTGCCATTAGAAGCTGCGAGCTCAAGGATACCACGACGATCAAGCTCGTTCATAATATACCAACGAGACATGAAACGTTGCAGTTTGTTTTCTCTCTCGACACCAAACGCATTAGGTACGCCTAGAATAGACACACCAATGTAGTCAACGAGAGGAGATGATGCAGCCCATGCAAAGCCTGCAATGTAATCCTCAAAGTCTCCAATTACAGACTGAGGAACAAAGAACGTGCCGAAGCCAAGTTCCTTGAGCTTAGGTGCGAGGTATTCAGCTGCCTCGATAGTCTTCTTGCTAGGTTCGTTGGGATAGTCGGACATGACAACATAGTCTGCTCCGACCTTATTGGCCATCTCGATCAGCTTATCGATCGGATACATCTCACGGCCCTGCTTATACATTTCAAAAGCAGAGTTATCCATAATGTATGTATCGTTGAATCCCTTGCCATCAGCATACCACTTGGTATACTCAGGGTCTTCCTCAATAAGGTGAGCGAGCAGCAGATGGTGTGTCTGCTGCTCGCAAAAGTCGTTCAAATGTTTAGTTGGCGCAATATGGCAAAAGTTTATCATTATATATTTCCACTTGTTACAGAATCTAAATCATTCCAATAAGGAGCAATTAGGCCTTATGGATCTTTACCTTATAGCCCATATCGTTTAAATCGTCAACATGAGTATCGGAAATCTTTTCACCCTTCTTCAGCTGGTCAGATTCAATACCAGACTTAGGGTGGATCTTATGTACAATGTAGTGAGTGCCGTTTTCATGTGGCTTAAGCTCTACATCATGAGCTTCATTGAGTTCATTGGATTCCTTGATCGGCGCCTTAAGATCTGCTTCATTAGCTTCGTTGGTATTCTTATGGTAGGTTTTAATTTTTTTAAGCATCTCAGCTTTGGTATCCATATCACCTAACCCATACTTCTTTTGTGCAGCAGCCGAGCTTTCCCGGTTGTTTGCTCCTGGAAGTGAGGTGTGTGATATAGTCCCACCAGACCGCCCGCGATATGTATGAATATCAGCAACGTGCTTGCCATTAAGTACTATCTCTTGACTCTTATAATCATCGTCATATCTTCCACTTCCGTGCTCTTCATCAAGAATTTCTTCCTCTGATGCTTCTTCGCCAGTCAGCTGTTCAATAACCATGTTATAGAGCTCTACAAACTCTTCTTCGGTGACTTCTTCGCCCTCAAGAGCTTCAACAATGCTATCGATGATGTCATCTTCTGTGATCAGAACATCCTCGTTAATTTCTTCTGCTGGAAGAGATTCAATAGCTTCTCCCATAAATTGGTGTAACGTTTTCATTAATACTCTCCTTTAAGATATATCTATTCTTGGGTCGGTTGCTGTTTAGCTTTTGCAGCTCTTGCTTCAGCATCGAGCCTTTTATATTCAGGCCTGGTCTTGTCCCATAGTTGAGACTTTGCATATAGAGCTCCCTGGCCTACACCACCGAGAGCAAGTCCCCATTTTGTACCTAATCTTATCTTAGATTTATCTCTACCAGCTGCGGCCGCAAGAGCTCCCAGTGTACCAAGAGTAACTGTACTGGAGTCTGGACCCTTAGGCATATAGGAAGGATCGTCTCCATAATATTTGGGTAGAAAATGTGGGGTGGCCATGTCTAGAGCAGAGCTAGCGGCGATCGAGGCTCCGGCGGTTGGTCCATCTCTTTTAATAATGTCTACAGCACGACGAATGCGTCCTGGAGAAGGAATAGCCGTTATAGATGCTGGTAGCTTTGGAGGCACTACTGGTTTTGAAGGCGCAGCTACTTTAGCGGGTCGAGGTACTCTGGGTGTTAATGGTATTGAAGAACGTGTTGTACCAAGGCGGCGGGCCACTTCTGGTTCGAACTTAGGAGTAATTTTAGGAGCAGCCGTTACCGGATTGGTCGATACTGGCGGCTTAGGCGTGAGCTTAGCAGCACTAGTTGTATCTTTAGCGGCAGCCCTTGCAGCTACTCTCTTCTCAATATTTCCTAAAACCTTTGTTACCATTGGAGTAGCCGCTTTAGCCCCTCTAAGGATTAGAGTATCCCAGAAACCCTCTTTAATACCTTTAGGTGGATCAACAAGATATCCCATGGTGAATCCTGACAACGCATTCTGTGCAGCGTTAGTTACCTTACGACCGAAAGTTGCATTGGGTTGAGCATTGTAACCCTTGTAGGCGTCATATCCAGCTAATCCTGCAGCCACAAGCGGTATGCGTCTCGCCGCTACGCCTAAACCTGCTAGAGCAGCCCCTTTTGAAACTAGACCAGCCGCTTTTGAACCTACTCCAACCGCTTTCGTACCTACCCCAACAGCCTTACCTGTAG